GGAGCTGCAAGGCGTGGGAGCACAGTGTCAGCAGGAATTGGTATTGATGTTAGACCTTAGGGGCACACCTATCTTCACCTGTATCTGCGGTTGCAAAATGTTTGTCATCACAGTAATGTGGGACAATGAAACAAGAGAAGTAAGTTGGTATGATTTAAGACAGGTATGCAAGGAGTGTGGGGCAATCAGCACCGCACCAACACCTATGGACTGGAGAGATGAATGACAGAAAAAAAGATTGGGAAGTCTTTGTTTTACTGGGGTAAGACAAATGGATTTGGTATTGGATTTCAGATTAGCAAATACAACTTTGACCTGACCCTAGGGTTTTGGTATCTAGGCTTCGAGTTTTAATGCCAACATATGAGTATCGCTGCCGTAAGTGTCATTCACTTATAGTCTTAAGTCGTAAGGCAGAGGAACGGGATGAGGAAGTTAGTTGCCCTTGTGGGCAGGTATCAAGTAGGATATATTCAACACCAGCAGTTCAGTTCAAAGGAACTGGATTTTATTCAACAGGAGGATAGATGATGTGTGAAATATGTGAGGGCGGTGGTTGTTCAGTGTGCTTTAAGACAGAGAGCAACGAACCACAGTTTGCAAGTGGTAAAGAGATTGAAGAGTTCTTTGATAATTATTCAGAGGGAATGTATGTAGACCCAGCAGAGGCTAGTCTTCCTGAGGAGCAGGTTGCTCATCCTCATCACGAAATGGTTTGAATCCACCAATCTTGTTAATCAGTTTCTTAATTGCCCGCTTGTGACGCATACGTGCGGTGTCTTCAGAGGCTAGACTTAATTGAGTTGCAATATCTCCGAAGTCCATTGACTCTACATAGCGCAGGAACAGTAACTTCCTATCGTCTTGGTGTAATTTCCAAAAGCCAAGGTCAACTTCAATCATCATAGCCATAAGGTTTCCACCTTCACTTGGTGCAGAAGGGCGAGCAGGGCCACCGAGATTTAGTTTGTGTGTCACACCGAACTCACCTCTTAAGACAGGAGGGAGCAATGCCTCAACCATATCTGATTCATAGAAGAACAAGTCACTGGTCTCATAACCGCCAGACTTAGCCTTCCAATGTTGGCAATAATCTAATGCCTGATTACGCAGACTACGATAGATAAGATTCTTTGCATCCTTATCTCCAATTGCTTCCCAAGTATCTAACTTATTGGGGTGCTCAAGAAACCATTGATAGAGAATCTGTCTTAAGTCTTGAGGTTCAATGTCTTGAAACTTGCGTGAGTATTCAGAGGCAACAGCATCTACAATATATTTCCAAGGTTCGATACGTTCCCAGCCGATACTCATTTAATTTTATACCCCGCAGTCGTAGGTAGGAAGGTAACTTCCTTCATCATCTTGGATTTATTAGCAAACTCAGTAGTAACTGGTAGCCACTTCTCTTCCCACACCAAGTTCTCCACATCTGATAAAAGAAAAGACCAAACTCCATCAGGGGTAGAGTTAATATACCACGCCTTAAGACCTAACTCATTAGCCTGACCGACCAAGAAGTCATACTTTTTCTTTTCCAAAAGCAAGGTATCATAGTGAGTATTGCGGGACTTGAGTTCTATGAACATACCGAACTTGTGTGTCACACAATCAAAGCCATCGTATTCATTTTCTGAGTGCTCTAAGTCTGGCATTTGTGACTTAAGCCAGAGGAACAACTCTTGTTCTTTCACTCTTCCCACTGTCCCCTTAGAACAAGGAGCCCGATGATTGCATAGTTAGCCATATCTTTGAAGGAATCCTCCAGAGATTCGTGGTCAGGAGTGGCACCGCTTTCTACAAGGTTATTAATCCTGGCAAGTTTGTCGTGCATTCGTACCCTTAATCCATTAAGTGCCCCACCAGGGGCAAGAGAGATGTTCTTGGGGCCATAGTCTCTATGCTTGCTGAGCAGAAGAGCAGAGAGTTCCTTGGTTGTGTTAGAAAGATAACTTTCTAGGTGGACCTCTCGTTTAATAGTGGAATGCTGAGAGTTACTATGAGGTCTTCCCCCATCTTCTCCGTCCGTACTATTTTCAAGCCAAGTCCTGTGAGGTATTGGATAATCTGCCATATCTCTTCACTCTCCATCTTCTTCATCGGCTATGTCCTTCTTTAATAGGGCTTCTAAATCTTCATCAAAATGTTGTAACGCTGACTTGACAATCATATCCTCAACTAGTTCATCTACTAGGTCATAACCATTCTCACTAGCAAAGAGAGTGACGTACGTAGACTGCGTAATTAATTTAATCTGTTCAGGTTCATCTGCATTGTTATACATAAACCTTAACAAAGAGCCAAGCAATAACTTAAACCCATTGGGTAAAAGATAATACGGGTCGAACTCTTCGTCTTCGTATAAAGTGTGGTCTATCAATTGAAAAGAATCATCAAAGGTTTCATTACACTCATTACAATAGTTGTGTGGTGGTTCATCATCGAAGGTCACTTAAACCCAGCCTTTTCTTTTATATATTCTGCTCCGTATTTGACGAAGGCTGAGTTGACATCTTCTCCATCTGGCAATTGCACAATAGTAACGGGGAGTTCCCTAGCCAGTGAGCGTGCGAACTCAGTGCCTGCTTGGTCGCCATCTGCGAAGACGAAGACCCTTTGGAAATCAGATAGAAGTCTCGTATAATGTTTCTTCCAAGAATTAGAACCAGGCACACCGACACAGAAGAAACCCACACAGGAAGAAACAGTAATAGTATCCAGTTCACCTTCGCACACTCCTATAAAATCACCCGCACGTTCGACATCCAGTACGTTATACATTTTAGTTTCAGCCCCAGTCATACCCATATACTTTGGTTCAACCGCAGGGTTTAAACTTCTAAATCTTAAGTCAACTACACCAGTCTTAGTGATGTAAGGTATAGACAACCGCCCACTAAAAGATTCGTGCCCTATCTCAGGCTCCGCGACTACGCCTAATTGAGCCAGACGTGCTATCTCCATTGAGATACCTCTGCTTTTTAGGTAATCTTCCGCCTGATAAATGTTTGCCGCGTACCGCTTGGCTGCTGCACCCAGTAATTCCCTCTGCAAAAGTGACTGCTTCACGTACGCTCATCCCTTCTTGTTGCGAAATAATTTGAAGACTGTTACCTTGCACTCCGCAGGCGAAACAGATGAATATGTTATCGTTGAGATTAGCACTTCCAGATTGGTGTGTGTCGGAATGGAAAGGGCACTTGAGATTAACTTGCCCGTTGCTTTGTCGTACGTTTGCTCCGTAGTGGATAAGAACTTCTCTGATACTTGGTAAGTCATTGTCAATGTTTATCACCATATCCCGCTTCTCTTAATAGATGTACCGCATCTTCTAACCTTAGTAAACAGACCCAATCAGGGATTGACTTCTCACCTTGACCATTAAGTCTTAAGACAACAACACCAAGTGCTTTCTTTTTTCTATCTTTTAATTGTTTAATTGCTGCTGCTGGATTAAATCCAGTGCGTGCCTTGACTTCAAAATCTATACCAATACAACCAGTAATATCGCTACCGCTACGACCAGCACCAGTAGATTCAGCAAATGGAAATCCGTTATCAACTAAGTAGTTAGCCAAGACTTTCTGACTTCGGTAACCACGATGTTTCCTTGACTGACTCATTGTTCCACTCCGATGTTCGGCAATCTGCACATAGAATTATCTTAAAGTTCATACCTAATTTTACGTAGGCAAACTCATTACAGCCAGGTCGTTGGCACCTTCTTCGAGTGACACCATTGTGAAGCAACCCCATTACAAAACACTCTTGTCCCTGTGTAGTGCCTTGACTGCTAGGTTTAATCCAGCATTAACACCATCAAGATACTCAGTAGTGTTCTCAACCTTAAGTGCTGTAATCTTTTCAATTAATTTTTTAATTTCATTATCAATTGAAAAGACAACAAACTGACGCATCTCTTGAGTCATATCGTCTTCTTCTTCTCTAAGCATTATCCACCGTTCTCTGGTAAGTCTTCCATATACATAAACTCAGGGTTAAATGATAGCCAACAAGTCAGGTTTGCGTTGGCATCGGCACGCCCATATCTGTTCTTTACTGGAGCAACTGCCATAGAGGTACCAACCACACCCAGGGTACAGATGAGGGCGGGTAGTTGTGCCACCTTGCCCTGAAGGGCAGAGCGGGGCTGGCAAGGGGTACCCATAACTGCCTCAGAAGTATGATGGAGAATAATAATTGCAGCATTAGTAGCACGGGCAAGGTACTTTAACTCTTTCATAATGGCACGCATTGAGGCAAACTCCTCGCCACCATCGGTGGCTATATCCATCAGGTTATCTACAAAGACAGCAACAGGAGGACAACCCCAGAGTTCTTCAAAGGCTTGGACTTCCTCATCAATGTCTTGCAATGTGGGACTGGATTCAAAAGACCAGACGATGTGATTTCCCTTAGCCAGGGTGGCTTTCGTCCAACCAATATCGCTTTCCATTAACTGTTCTACATCTGTTTGATTCTTACCTGAAATCATTGAGGCTAATCTCATAGCCATTGTGTGAGCATTAGTATCTGCTGAGATGTAAAGACTAGGCACCTTCATCTTGAGTGCCAACGCCAGGGCTAGAGTAGATTTACCAACACCTGGGGTTCCTGCCAACATAGAGACTTCTGCTCTACGAAATATAATTTTGTTACTTTCAAAAGAACGAAAGACAGAGGGCAACGGTTCCCCGCCTATGTCTGACCTGCCAACACTTCTTACTAGCGTTCTCACTTTTGTCCTGTCTTAAGTTGGAAGAGGGACAGTAATCTTCCCCTGAATAACTGCCCCTCCACCAATCCTTATTCGATTGTGCCCTGTATTAGTTTACTGGCTTGCACTGGTCTGCGCCCATTGGCTGCGGGCAGACCCACATTGCGTAAGGCTTGCCCGTTGCTTTGGCTGTTCCCGCCTTGTAAGTACGTGCTCCGTGAACGCAGGTCGGTGTACTTGACGGAGCCTGCGTTTGGGCTGTTGCGAAAGTAGGAACTGCTTGAGTGACGGGAGTTGAAGAGGTGGTTGCCAAAGGGGAGACAACGTATGCACCTGTAATCATCTTTGCTGTTGCTGCAATTTGTGTTGAGTAATCAGAGATTCCCTCTAGCAATATGCTGAGTTCTTCTACCGTGTTAGCACGGATGTTAATCATATCTGAGTTCGATGCCATAGTGGAACGAATAGATACCTGTAACTTATAGTCATCTGTTGCCATTTATTTATCCTTCTTTGCGAATTGGCAGTGTGCTGTGAGTCCACAGAAACTGCACGATTGTAGGTTCGGTAGAAATATACCAGCCTTTCGGGCTTTGTCAAAGCCATCAACAAAATATTCCAGCGTGTCTTGCGTATATCTACTCAGGTCAATCATCGCTCCTGTCCCAGAATTTCTGGACATCCAGTAGTTACCTAGATTAACTTTTACTCCGAGCATCATCTCAACTCCTACTTTGTAGAAGCCTAGTTGAAGGTCGGATACAGGTAAGCGTGATGAAGTCTTCAGGTCAACTATAACTAACTGACCATCAACCTCAAATATCCTGTCAATGAACATCTTCACTGTTACACCAGCGATGACAGGGTTGAGTTCTAGTTCGATAGCCCTGGCACCTTGCGGTGTAGTCCAGATTTTCCAACTAGGATTGTTCTTGCGCCAAAGGATATAGTTATCTACCCATTTGGAACCATTGGTATCCCACCAAACCTCATCTTCTTTGTTTGGATTAGCAATCGTTGCACGCCCAGCCCTTCGGGCAGTAGTAAAGTCAAGTCCTTCAGTTTCTTTTTTCCACGCAGTATCCCAGAATGTATTACTCATTTTCTAAGTCCCACATTTCTGCTGCCAAGTGAAATGCTCTGCCTCCAGCAGACCAAATAGATGGTTCCTCTGGTACTTGTAGCAATCTACCTAAGTAATATTGATAGCCACAAGTTAAGTAAGTTGTAAATGCAGAGTAAGAAATATGTGCTGGTAATTCATAGTCATCTAATTTAATCATCGTATCCCCCGTCTTAAATGTTACATAGTCCTCTCCTAGAGGACAGGAGTGAACTCGATAGGAGAGAACTATGTAAGTTTATTTAGTTGTTAATCAGGTTACCCTCGGCAACCTGATTTAGGAAATGCCCCCCTACCCCCCAAGAAAAAATCTTAGGTGGTAGAAGAGATGCTTCCCTCGTGTAACCTTCATTGAGGTTTCGCCCCCACTCTTGCGAGTAAGTAGAGACTAGCACACACGCCAATCCAATGGAAGTTTTAGACACGCCGAGAAAGCACAAAGAACCCCCAGCCCAGTATCTCTACTAGGTCGGGGGTTTATTGTGTCTTAAGACAACCTTGGAAGGCTTTTAAAGGCTACTTTGAGCCGCGACCAAACTCGGTAGCGGATGGGTCAAGCCATTTAAGGACTGGACCAGCCACACCAGCAAGGGCAGCAGCAGCCAGTGTCTTAGGACTGGTCTCGCCAGTCATATAGATAGCCACTACCGCAGCAGCGGCAGCACGGAACCAAGATAGTGCTAGTTGTTTGAATTGCTCCATTATATCCTCCTATAGG